TATAGAGTATGGAAGAAGGTTCCAGTAGCTCAAGGGTTCACTTTGTAGTCTTAAGTAAATTAATATAACGGTTTACAAGTTTGTCGCGGAGGATTCGAATAGAGTCCTCCGCATTTTTTAATAATAATAAACTATCTTCATTAACTTTAGATTGATTAACTAGTGCTGTTAATACATTAACTATAGATTGAATTTCATCTTTTTCATTAGAGTGAAGTTCACCTAATTGACTCTCTATGAATTGTTGAAGTTTACTGTGATCCATTTGATATCCTTGGCATTATAGTTACTGTATGCCCTTCTTTTTTATAAGCCTTAATTCTTGATCTAGAGTGCTTTTCCAGTATCCAACCATCTTCATCTAGAAAATCATAAACATAGACTACAGGATCTTTATCTACTCTTAATGCTCTTCCCAGTGCTTGTATCGTTGGTATTTCAGATTTTAGTCCTCTTGCATTTATTAGGTGAGTTATTTCTTTAATATCAATTCCTGTTTGTAAAATGTTAGTTCCAATTAGAACTCTATACTTACCTTTTACAAAATCGTAAATAGCATCTTTACGATCTGCTAAAGAATCTTTACCCTCTAACTTAATTGATTTTGGTAGAATATCATTCAGCTTTTGAGCGTGTTCTAAACTGTTTGCAATAATAGCTATCTTTGAATTAGGCTTATTTAATGCTTTTTCTACTACTGTCTTTATTAAATTATTTCTATACTCACTACAAACAATATAATCTTTGTACCAGTCTAGGTATGTTGTGTTATCTGGAGCAGAACTACAAGTAACAGGTATTACTTGAATAATTGGTTTAGCTAGATATCCTTCATTAATTAGTTCTTGAGTGTCTATTGAGGATACTACAGGACCAAAAGCACCTTCTAATGTATACAACTTTACTTTATCTGTTGGAACTGTTGCAGTTAATGCAAATCTATACTTAGCACTAGGAAAGGCATTGATTACCTGACTAGTAAACTTACCACTGCAAAACTCATGTGCTTCATCTACTATTAGTATATCAGGATATTCAGCAGGAGTTCCAACTACTTTTTCTAAACTATGTACAGAAGCTAAAGTTATATTACTTCCTTCATCTACACCACCAAATGCTAAACCAATCTTGTATGGTACATTAATTGTTTTAGTTAGAAAGTCATATGTTTGTGTAATTAATTGAGTTCTATTAAACAGTACTAAAACATTCTTATCTTTAAATCTATCAATTAGATATGCAATTACACTAGTTTTACCAAATCCTGTAGGAGCTTTTAGTATAGCTCTTTTAGCATCTAGAGCTTTCCTTATTAAGTCCTCTTGATGAGTTCTAAATACCCAATTTTGTAGCTTTATATCTTTTACATATAGCTCAGATGTAGGATCTTCATATTCTACAGTAGGAACTGTATTTAGTCTCTTTAAATCTTCTAAAAGTCTAGACAAAAGACCTGTACTAAATACACCAGAATCAGCTATAAATCTTTTCTTACCATCCCAAACTTTTCTCCTATATTGAGGAGAATAGTTAGCTCCTTCTACTTTAAATGCATACAAAGAGCATAATGCACTTAATAATTTAGGATTATCAGTAATTATTTGAGACTTAAGTACATCACATTTAATCAACATAATTAACCATTTATAACTCTTTTACTGTATTATAGTTATGTATGGTTTATGTACTTTAAGTAAGGATTAATCTACATTAACCAGTTTTAAATATCCTCTATATATAATACGGGAATTTACATAAAATCTCCGAAAAACTTAAAATATCTTAAGCAAGGGTTAAAATGAGCACACTAACAGACAAATTACTGGGTAGTATACCTAAAGACTTATCTTTCAAGGTTGAGTTACCTTCAAAAGGTAAGTTTTATAAATCATTTGATGTCAATACTGGAGTAAAAGTCAGACCTATGACTTTTAAGGATGAACAAAATTTAGTTCAACAAGTATCTAATCCCAAGTTTAATTTAATAGACTTTATATTAGAAAATTGTGTTACAGGTGTTAATATCTCTGAACTTTTAACTATGGATATAATGGCTATTCTTTATAAGATTAGAGAGATATCGTATGGAGATGAATACAAAGTATCTGTAACGTGTCCTAAATGCTCAACAGAGAATATCGTAGACTTCAAGATGAGTCTAATGCCTATTAATTATGTTCCTGACGATATGCAGGATCCTAGAGAAGTAACTTTACCAGTATTAGGGGTTAAGGCTAAGGTTAGATTTGTTAGAAAAGAAGATAACACCTTATTTGATGGTAAAGTTAGTAATCTATGGAGATTTATTGAGGTAATAGATGAATGTTTCGATAAGGCTCAGATCTCTCAACTACTAAACGACGATAGATTTCCTATTCGTGATGCAAAAGCATTAATTAACGCTGTAACAGCCAATGAATATGGTGTAGTAACTGAAGCTAATTATTCTTGTGCTAATCAAGACTGTAAAAATGTCAATATAGCACAGTTAGTGATGGGTGCTGATTTTTTTACAGTGAGTTAGTCGCAAATTTAAAGTTAGAAGATCTTTACGAAGAGGCATATATATTGATAAGTAAGGTAGGAATTGCTACTTTAACAGAAGTTAAAAATTTAACAAGATTAGAGAGAAATTTACTGTTGAAATATTACAGTAAAGAAGTGGAAGCTAAATTAAGTAAGCTAAAGGAATGAAATGCAGATAAACGGTTATAGCATAGTAGACGTTAACAATAGACCCTCTGTTTTACAGAAAGTTGGAATTCGTTCCTATTTCTTAAATGGAGGAACATATACTGACCCTTATGCTATATCAGGAGTTTCTATATTTACTTTATCTGCCAATAGCTATCCTGATACTGTTTTAAATAGCGACAACTTAATTTCGTCTTCCGTAGTTCCTTTAATGCATTTTGCAAACTCGTCTACGTTAACTTCTAACGTCTCTTTTAATGCAAGTAACTACACTCCCGGATCAACTGCTAGTGGCATCTACAAGATCTCCACGGGCCTATACGCTGTCGTGCTTGACGGAGGCGTCTCGCTATCAGGAGTCTACAACGGAAGCACTATAGCCAATTCTGCAAGCTCTACAGGGGACTACATAGCGATCTGGACAGCCAAGTTATTCCAGTCAGGATCTTGGCAAACAATAATCCAGAAGTTCTCACTATTTAACGATACATTCTACACTTTAAGTGAGCCATTACTACTAACTGTAAGAAACCAGTTACATCCAAAGTATTTAAGATTAGGCTCTAAAGTAGATTTAAAGATATCAACTGATATTAATATAGGAAACAGAGATCTTGATCAAAGTATCAAGAATATCTTCAGGGATACTGTTATTCAGAATCCACAATTTAAGATAATGAAGATTAATGAAGGTGTAACCAATTTACCAGCACAAGTTACGGTATCTTCATTCGCACAGACAAGTTCCACAATTGATATAACAAGTGATAATACATTAGTATTCAACTTTGATACTACTACACTTGCAACACACTCAGAAACACTAGCTGGAAATATAGGATCTCTTGTTGGAACCTATGCCGTTCAAGCTAAGTTTGACATACTAAATCAAACTTTCATTACAGATCTATTACATTTCCAAATTTCTTAGTAGATCTTGAATTATACTGTCAAACTCATACTTGACCGTATTATTCTTGACCCACTCAGATAGATTTACTTTGTTAATATGAGCATCGTTCCAATCCTTGAATCCCTTGGGTGGATGACAAACATAGATTGGACCCATGTTCTTTCTTTTTCTAAGCTTATCAACAAACTTTATGCCACTTAATCCTGCGGAGTCATTATCATAACCAATAATAATCTTACCTCCCCAGTTCTTAAGTATGTCTATCTGATTGTTGGACATAGAGCATCCAGTTGTACAAGTAGCATTCACCCCTTGGAGTTGCAATGAACGAGCGTCAATCGGTCCCTCACACACTACAACTTCCTTCTGTGATAGTTCAAAGGGATAAAGAATATCTGCGGAGCGAACTCCGTAAGAAGCATCTAGATTTAGATACTTTGGCTTTAACCCTTCGAGTAGAGATCTACCCTGAAAATACAAGATGTGTTGTTTGTAAATATACGGTAAGATCAGACGATTCGCAAACCGACCCTCTTTACATATATAAAAGTTATTATTTTCTAGATTCTTTAAATCGAATAGTTTGCGAGAGTAAAGATAGCACCATGCTCTTTGAGTTAAAGCACAATCGCTATCATGAGATTCTAGATTCAGAGGATCAAAAGTGTTAATTTCATCTTCTAAAGATGAGACACTCATTACTGTATTATAACTCTTAGCAGGTTTTAGTTCTGCTAAGAAGGTCTTGTAGTTTAGTTGTACCTGAGACTGAAAAACTGAGATATTCTCTAGTTTAGCGTATAGAGTTACAAACTCACCCTTAGCATCACATATAAAACAGTGATACTGACCTGAATCCATATGTATACCAAGTTTCTTCTTGTAGTCATCACAGAACACACAATTAGTCATGAAGTTCTGACCTGACATCTTGTACTCACTAAATTTTGTTGTGAGATATGGTTCCAAGAATTCAGTTAAGTTTAGGGTATTCATAGTATAATTATAGATAGTAGAGGGTAATAATATATATGGTATTCATCGTACAAGCCAGTAACAGTAAATTAGATAACTACAGAGAGTGCCCTTATAAGTATTATGTAAGATATCATGAGAAGATGCCAGAGCAAAGAAGTGATACTGCTATGGCATTTGGAAGCTACATTCACAAAGTTTTTGAGGTGGGTGTGAATGCAAAAACCTTAGAAGAGCTAACTAAGATTGCAGATGAACTTAAAGATACTTATAAGTACGATGAAGACTATAAAAAAGTAATCCCTAAATGCCTTAAAAACTTCTTTGATTTTAATTCTAAGATATCTAAAGCTAAGACTGTAGGTTTAGAGCTTACAGAAGAGCTTAAGATAGATGATATATCTTATACAGGAATCATAGACAGAGTATTAAAAGCTGATGATGGGGCTGTAATGATCATCGACTATAAAACTAGCAAGAGAGAAAAGACTAAGCTAGAGTTATTTACTGACAAGCAGCTTTTAGGTTATGCTGTAACTCTTAGTAAGAACTGGAATGTTCCAATTAATAACATTACTTGTGGTCACTTTTATCCAATAACTGGAAACTTTGTTTATGTAACTTTCCAGTATCCTCAGGTTGGAAAGTTTATACAAGAGATTAAAAATGAGGTATGGACTATACGAAAAAAGTCTAAAGCCGATTTCTTGCCTATAAGAAATCGGTTTTGTGATTGGTGTGGGTTTAAGTACGTTTGCCCAATATTTACAGATCAACCTACTATAAATAAGTTAATTACTGAAAATAAGGAACTATTAAAAAATAAGGCTGATAAGGCCGAAAAGGATAGACAGGAAAAGGAATCCAACAGCCAGACAGCCTAGTTCAGGATTAAATGTCTCTATGTACCTGAACTTTACGTTCCTTGTAAACCAATCATCGTCATCAAATAAGGTCATTTATACGTCCTTGAACAACTGGATAGTATAATGATATGTCAATTGACCTATAAAAATTTATAACCTGAGCTAAAGAGTACTTATTATTCTTTCTTAAGAAATAAGTAAGAGTTTTTATCTTTATTGGCTTATTTTCTTTCATAACTTCCAATAATTTATTCTGGAACTGTTTTATAAACTTCTCACTATACTTATGTCTCCAACTTTCTAAAAAGTCGTTACTAAAGGTATAGTCTAGTAGTTCTATTAAATCAACTAATTGTGCTTCTGTGGAATCCATCTAAATATAATATGTAAGTTATGCCCACAATTGAAAAGCAAATAAGATCAGAATTAAAAGGATTAAATCAGTCTAAGGCTGACATAGTTCCTGTTCCAGTTGCATTAATGCATCTTAGACCGGGAAACCTAGTCCATTTCAGTTATACTATAGATACTCTTCCTACAGGTAAAAGACTATGTTTAATAGTTAAAAACGATACTGGAAGAATAAGTTATCTTAGTATGAGAGATAATATTCTTTTAAGTTGCTTTAGATTAAGTGATGCCCCTAAATTTGTTTTAAATTTTATATTAAAAAGAGTATACAATAGAACTAAATTAGCTGAAAGACAAATAATGGTAGAAGGTTTAGAGGCTTTATTGGGTAAACTAAATTATCGCACATACAAGATAAGTAATATATATTCTTTACATAAGATATATATTGATAGAAAAGCTCTTCCAGATGATGAAGACTTAGAAACAGAAGAAGAATAATGGCTGAACCACCAAAACCAGATATTGACACTTCTACTCCTGCGGGTAGGGCTGCTGCAAAGCTAGAGAGAGAAAGACTGGCTCATGCTGCTGCTTTGGCTAAACTAGAACAACAAAGAATTGTTCAAGAAAACCTTAAATTAAGGATTGAAGCTAGAAGTATAGATCAAACTAGAGATAGAGTTAAGTTAGAAAGTATATTCTCTAAGCAATATAGAAACTATGCATTAGCTAACATGGCTCCTTTTGGATTAGCTCAGTTTGCTACAAGAGCCGAGGCTATGTTTGACAAAGCTAAGGCTGATAGAGCCACAGCATTAGGATATGGAACAACTCCCTTAGAGCTTATTAGAGGTAGAGAAAAAGAATTAACTGAAGGATTAGGTGGATTCTCTACTCAAATGGAAGCAGTCATGGTTGGATTGCAAGCTGGATTTGAAAGTATGCCAGATTCCATGAGGGACTTAGTTGCGTCTATGAATATTACTAATCAAGATTCTAGAAAACTAGTTAGTACTTTAAAACAAGGCCAAGTTCTTGGTGGACTCACTAATGATGAGTTAGACTACTTATCCGTTAGCTTAGAGCATTCTTCTAGAACTTATGGAACTAAAACAGAAACACTTGTAAATGCTCTTGATGGTCTAAAAAAAGAGTATTTAAAAACTAACTTGATGGGCAATACAAAAGCATTTACTGCTGCAATAGCCCAATTTACAGCTAAGTTTGGAGAAGGATCAGAAGAAATAGTTCAAGGTCTTATTTCTAATTTAATGTCAAGTGAGTCATTAGGACAACAAGTTATTCTTGGTATAGAAGATCAAGTAAGTCAGTTTTTAAGATCAAATGATCCTGAAGAACAAGTTAGATTATTAGAAGAGATAGTTAGGACTGGAGCAGCTTCTCAGAAGTCTTTATTTAAAGGTTTTGAAAAAGGAGCAGGATTAGCTCAATTATCCTATGGTGCAATAGATGGACTTACAGGAGATTTTGGATTATTATTAAACGCTGTTGAAAATGCAGATATGAAAGCTGAAAAAGCTGCTGATGAACAACATACTGCGGATGAAAGTATGGAAGCTATCTTTGGTAAGATATTTACCACTACAGATAAATTAGCATATACTGCCTCCGAAGATTTAGCAACAACTGCGGCTCAGTCATTAGCGGTTCAGCAAAGTATGCGTGCTATATTAACAGGAATGGCCGCTCAACAAACTCTGAGTATTTTAGGAAGAAACGTATCTGCCGCTGCTGCATCACAAGCAAGAGCAGTTAAATCTGGTTCAAAAGGAACAATGTTAGGAAGATTTGCAACTGGAAGAGCAGGAACAGCACTTGGAACACTTGGAAAATTTGCAGGATTAGCAGGGATAGGTCTTGCAGGTGCGGATATGTTATATACATACGCAAATGATCAATATAATGAAGAAAAAGCAAAAGAGGCTGCAACACGAAGAGCTTCAGTTATAGAAAAACCAAGAGTCAGACCTTCAGATGACATAATGAAAAAGTCTGTAAGCTCAAATGCTGTAGAGATGTTTGATTCTCCAAATCAATCAGTTTCTCAAATCCAAAGAGATCAGTTAGCTTTTGAAGCTAGATGGAGACAAGACGAAATGGATAATAGCAAGCAACTAATTAATGAGCTTAAAGGATTAAGAAAAGATGTAAAGAGTGTTCCTTTACCACTAAATCCCTTAGCCGCATCTAGATCAACAGGAGTTGCATAATGCCAGCAAGCGTAAATTTCCCATCAAGAATTAATCCATTTATTGAAGAAAGAAGTAAATTATCTTTTGAATTTCCTAATGGAGAACTAAGAGTTTTGCCTTTCTTTAATAACATTGATATATCTGAAACTAGAAAGGCTAATTATCTTAAATCAGAACCAGTTAGTAGATCTAGCCCAATTTACAGTTATATTGGATCTGATTCAAAAAGTCTTAATTTACAGTTTAGAATCATTACTCCACTAGTGCATGAAAAAGTTTCTAAGAATTTATACTCTTTGACTATGCCAAATGGTTACAGCTACAAATTAACTCAACAATCTTTTGATCCAAATAAATCTAGCAGTGAAAAACATTACAGTATTCCAAATCAATCATCAAAAGAGTATACTAAAGAACTAGAAGAGTTAAATAGGCTAACAAACGTATATTTCCCCCTTAGGTTTAATAACAATAGTGCGACACTATCAAGAACAATTAATTTTATAGTATATTGGATAAACTTAATAAGAGCTTCTGTTGTTAATAGTGCAAAAACTCCGTATCAAGGTCCACCAATACTTAGGCTTACTCATGGCATAATGTATCAAGATGTTCCATGCTTGTGTACAGGATACAAGATATCTAAATCAGAAGATGGTGGATATGATGTAAATACTATGTTACCCAGAGACATAGATGTTCAACTTGATTTAATTGAAATAAGACAAGGAAACTTCGGAAAATACAAAGAAGCAACTCCAGTATTGAGAGATAATATCGCAGGTTGGGAAGTATTATTTGATGGTGGACCTAATACAATGGATCCTTTACCAATAATTAGATAATCATGATATCAAACAATATATTAAACATAGGTAAAACTAATTATTATCATAAAGATAAGATAGTTCCAAGTCCTGTTGGTTCTACTACTTACGATGATTTTATTAGAAGATTAGATAATCAATTTGATTATACTATAGGATATGTTCCAGTGGAAGCAGCACATAGACCTGACATAATCTCTAATGTATTTTACAATACCCCTTCTTATTGGTGGTTAATCTTAGTTGTAAATAATATACCAGATCCTTTCAATGGTTTAAATGCTGGAGATCAGATAAAAATACCAAATCTATGAATACTTCAGTTCCTTCAGTCGGTGTTATTGCAGTTTTAAATACTTCTAAAATTCAAGAAGTAATAAATGAAAGCAATGAAACAATTATAGATAAGGCAATTCAGTCAGGAGATATTCTTTTAGATAGTAAAGAGTTTCCAATATTATCTTTTACTCATGAATGTTTAGGATATCAAGGAAATGCCATAGGTAAGGATTTAAAAATAACTCTTGAATTATTAGATCCTCTTTCTCAGTTTGAGTCCCACTTACTTAGTATTGCAGCTAAATCATTAGTCGGAGATAATAAACAGGTAGTAGAACTTTATAATGAATTAGTAGGTAGATTTCTGGATATAAGTAAAAGAGATATGAACAATCTCAATACATATAGTGATATTTATAGAGTAGGTACTGAGATTTCAGGAAGTCCACCAAAATTCTTTAAAAGTTTTGGAGTAACTAATCCAGTAGAATCTATAAATAGAGCAATACAAAAAAATAAACAAAAAATAGAAGAATCTATACCTAAAATAAATGATCTAACTAGTCAAATTGATAAATTGCCTTTTGATAATCAATTTACGGATTTAGCAAAAGTAGAAAAATCTTTACAACTAAAGACTGAAAAAGAGGCATTAATATCTGAATTATTTGATCCTATACTTAAATCCCTTCAGGATGAGCAAGATTTTATTCAGAGACAAATTCAAGCATTACAAGGAGTGTCTGTTCCAGATGTATACTTTTTCTATGGAGTAGGAGATAATGTTAACTCTTGGGCAGGTCCAGTATATGCTCAGTTACTAGGAATTGAATATAAGTATGACGGAGAAGGATCTTCAAGACGATTTGTTATAAAATACACATCATTAGACACTAATTTACCAAATGCAAAAGAAAAAGAAACTGCTGTAGCATTAGGTGCAAACATAGTTGGAACATCTAACTTTTCTTTAGATTCAAAAATAAATGATCCTATTTGCAAGACAATCCAGTCTTTTATTTCAAAAGCATTAAGTGTTCCAGAATCAAATGTTCTTGTACTACTTCCAAATATAGATGTTGCTAAGAAAGAATATTTTGATACATATTTAGCATCTATTAAAGCAACTACTTTAAATATGTATCCAGAATATCATTCTAGATTACTGATATTAGAAGATCTAGGAATGAGGGTTACTTACTCAGATCCAAAAAACAAAACTCCTGTTAAACAAGTAACTAGTGATTTGATAGATGAAATATTTGGACAAGCAATTAGAGAATCGGCTACTTCAGTACCCGGAGCACCTCCAATATCTTATGAAGATCTTTTAGAAAGTTCTTTTCCACTAAAGAGAGAATTAGAAGCAGCAGAAAGTAATTTTAATAACTATGTAAGCCAAGAAGGAGTAGATCTTAAGGATCCTGTTACAAGAGAACAGTTTTTAAAAATACATCAGGCTTTGGGAGGACCACTTCTTGGAGGAGATGTTAGTCAATTAGATGAAGAGGAGCAAGAGGAAGTAATAAAAGATTTCAAGAATATAGGAGAGGTTATTTCTGGTGTCCAAGAAAGAATAATAGCTGATAAAATAGCCTCTACACCAACTAGCCAAAAATCAGAAGGTCCAATAGGTAATGTTTATATAAAGTTTAAGAATAATGAATTCTTAAGAAGTATTACAACAGGATCTTTAGCAGTACAGTTCTCTACTAATTCTAATGAAACGGCATCTGAAGCAATAACTAGACTTGAAAAAGGTCTTCGTAGAAATAGTGATATTTCTATGCAAGAATTTGATCTATGTATTGAAACAGATATAAAAGTTAGAAGCTTACTAGAGGAAATATCTCCAATTAATTTCTATAATGGATATATTGATATAAATTATCCGATAGTTATTTTTGGAGAAAGAAGAGTAATATCTAACTTATTCTACTGTAATAAATTATCTAATGCAAATGTAGGGTATTCTTTTGGAAGATATGAAAGCCCATTTAACGATTTTTTATTAAATAGCGAATTTAGAAATAAAATGAGTGATCTTATAAATTTTAAGATCAGTGCAGATGGAACAACTAATTTAGATTATTATGAGAATTTACTGTACTCATTGCCAGATGAATATGTTTATCAAAACGAAAAGAGATCAGACAGGACTAAACTTTTAATTCCTGTATTTAAGCATAATACATCAAATTCAAACGTACTATCTTTAAATTTCTCTATAGACTCTTCATATTACACTCTTCTAAGAGGTAAAGTAGTACCATCATTATTTAATGTTAAACCTAAGTATAATTTTAGAGATGCTACAGTCCTTTATAACTTAAAAAAACAATTTGAAGAAGCTCAAAAACTGGACAATTACCGTAACCGCTTAGACTACTTCTTTGAATCTTTAGTCGCTGATGCGACTAGTCCAAAAAATAATCCGCATATACTAGCTAAATTAGCTGCTGAAGGATCAGCATCTATACAAGGTGAACCATATAGACAATTAAATAAAGAAGGATTAATAAAAGAGTCCATTCTGTTTAATATGATTATAAATAACTTACAAAGCACAACTGTAGGTGGAAGAACGTATACAGTAAATGAACTTTTAAAAGATCAAGTTCAAACTAAACAGATGCAAATGATTTTGGATTTGAATAGTAAACCATTTAATGGTACAATTAAAACATTACCATTCTTTAAAATTAGTAAGATTGCTCACGTTATGAATTATCCAATTTACTTATTAATTAATGAAAGCAATCCATATGATCAACCTGCATATGAAAGAAAAAATGTAGTGGATAATGATATAAATAGAGCACTATTCTCAGGATTATGGAATCTTGTGGGATTTAAACACGTTATATCCGAAACTGATATATCCTCTACATTTTCTCTAGTAAGACAACCCACAACGAGTCCATTACCATACAAAATAGTAAGAAAACAAACTGGTCAGAGAGACGATTTCCAATACTAAATCATGAATATAAAAATAGCACAAGTACATTCAACATCTGACATATTAGAAAAAGGAACAATCTACGTTAGAGATAACGCAGATGGTAATCCTTATCCTGTAAGATACACCTCCCCATTTTTAGGTAAATCTGAGGGGGGACTTATTTCTTTGCCTCCAGATAATGCCATAGTTTTAATATGTCAGCCAATTAATTCTCAAGCTTGGTATTACCTAGGAACTACAGCCGATATTAGTTTATCTGAAAAATTTAATCCACTAGATAAACCAGTAAGTAGAGGAGTACTATCTGATAGAGATTTATATAGAGCCGATGGAACTCCTAAGAGAATATCTTTAAAAGATGATAACGGTAATGGATTATTAATTGCTAATGAGGGTAGTTCCAAGTTAAATAACTTTGTCGTATCTTTAGAGTCTGCTACTGGAAAAGCAGTAAGATTGGTAGATACTCCCGCTGTAGATTCTGTTTACATAGAAAATGAACATGGAGACGGTGTAAAAATAACTTCAAATGCCGTTCCGGGTGCTACAATGGGTGGCAGGTGTATTCAAATAGAATGTTTAGGTAACGTAGATGTTATATCCAGAAACGGGACAATGAATTTAACTGTAGTGGATGGAATTGAATTAAATATAGAAAATAAGTCTACTGGAATGAATGGTTTAGGACCGGGAGATACAAGACCGGGAAACATAAATATAACCTCCACATTTGGGGATGTAAATGTAACTTCTTTAGCCACTGAAGGAGCAGTTGTAGTACAAACTGTTGGGGCAGCAAGTAAAATCGCTCTTCAATCCGCTGGTACAGTTGAGATATTTGGTAATCAAGGAGTAAGTATTCTTTCTCCAACTGGTAACGTAGATATACAGGGAGTTATAATTAACTTAAACTAAAATGGCAAGTTTAGACTTAAACACCGCAACTAGAGTATTTTCAGGGGGAGGAGACTTTTTAGACTCCGTAGGTACTCAATTTGGAGTTCCAGACTGTTTACTTGGATTAGCGAAAGGCGCATTAGAATTACTTCCCACTGCTGTTTTAATGCCAATAAACAAAAGAATAGAAGAGGGCAGAAGATTAGCCTCAAATAGCATGGCTAAGTATAAGAAGAAGATTCTAATGGAGAATGGAATCATAGAAATAGATACGGACGGTGGAACTATAAGATTCGTATCTGACTCTTCTGATAATAAATTAGAGGCTGGGAATGGTTTAGAGGAACTAGGTGATTTCGTAGAGGCTGCTGCCGCTGCTGCTCAGTTTGGTGCTGACCTATACACTAATGTTATGGATACCTATGATCAAATTCAAGGTATTTATAACTGTATTAACGGTTTCGTTCAAACTCTTAAATCTGAGAAGGGTCAATCATTCCAATTAAATACGGCTGAACAAAATTTAGCTCAGTTTGAGGGTGATATGCTAATAATAAGGGATACTCAGGATTTCATTAGAAGAGCTGATGAAACCATATCTAACATTAATAGTATTATCCTTGCAAGACTACAAGATCCTACAAATGAACCAATAATAGACCCAACATTCTTAGATCAAGATTCTCCACTTTACTTCTCAAGCGTTACAACTCCTGAACAAGTAGAAGTATTCAGACTCGTATTTGGTCCTCCTAAATCTAAGTCAGGTCAATTCCTATATTCGGTAGACGGACTTTATTACGATTCTCAAAAAGGAGGATTACCTGAGGTAAATGGAACAATAGTAGCATCTGAAAGATATCAATTTAAATACCCTTCAAATCTTGGTGGTAAGGGCGATCTTGTCTCTCTAGAAGACATAAATCAGTATGTAGATACTCTATTTGATCCTAATGTTATAGATGATAGCTTAGATCTACAGACTCACTATAACGCAGATCACTTTCTACAAGTCCTTCTAGGACAAAAACATAGAAATCTGTACACTTTATCAGGTCAAGTTCAATCATTAATTGACTCTGGATACACAGAGGATTCAGCCATGGTTGAAAATATGAGACAGCAGATTTACTCTGTTGCTTCACAACATAACAAGAAAATAAATAAAAGAAAGAAGCAAATTGAGATTGCTGTAAAAGCTCCCACTGTTCTTGGTGGAAAGAAAGTATTTAATTTTGGTGAAGTACCTATCAACGATTTTAGTTACTTATCAAAAATTAATCTAGCGGCTGCTTATGAAACACAGAACAAATTAATGTTCAAACAAGCAGAAGTATCTGGAGTTGTATTACCTTTACAGCCTAAATATGTAAAAGCTGCTGAAGGCGAAGGAGTGGCTACACTATCTCATTTAGTTGTTCCACCAATAGGAAATGGATCTATTATTTATGATGAAGGATCTACATCTGGAACAGTTCTAAGTCTAACAGATTCTGTAGTTACAGATGGTTTAATAGCAATATACAACTTCTTAGAATCTGACGTTACTACACCCGGATCTACTACTTATACTACATTAAACTGTATTTCTAAAACCAATAACGACAAAGCTGCACAGCTATACGCAACATCACCTGATAGAGTTTTTACTAAAGGATTAGGTATTCCATACTTACAAGGAATGGTTACACTAGATGCTTCTACTAATAACCCTAATGGTCTTGGATCAATAATACAACTTCCTAACATAAAAGAGTATCAGAACCTATTCTATAGCAATGAGGGATGCACAGTAGATTTCTGGATTCATATGCCTGATCTACTTACATCATCTAATACGACTCAACTAGGTTCAGCTTGGGGAAGACAAAACTTCCATAGAATAGTTTTCGGATGTGAAAACACTGGTGGAGAAAGCGTAGCAACTGATGCAGCTTATGCACAGGTAGACTATGGTGCTGATTCTGTTAGAGGTTTAGTTTGTGGATTTACCAGAGATAGACAAATAGTAAGTGACTTAATCCCATCTAATACTACTTCTCAAAATCCTTTAGTTGCATCTGGAGTCCACTTCTATATCGCTCCAACTAGATCAGTAAACACTTCAGATGTTACATTTATAAGAAACACAATAGGAATAGATTGTTCTACTTCAGCGTATTCAATTCACAAATGCTCCATTCCTATAACTACGGAAGTTAATGGGAAGAAGTTTAGTGATGCATCATCCACATTCGTACACGTTTCTATTGTAACTGCTCCTAAAGAAAACAATATTAAGATTTATTTGGACGGAACTTTAATGGTTACATCGTCCATTCCTCAGGTCTTTGGATGCCCTGACTTTACTGCTCCTAAGATACCTTCATTTGCTAAAGTTAATAGCTTTAATTATAATACTTCCACTACTGGATTAGCAATATTTGAGCAAGGACCGAGAGTTACCAGCTTTACACCTTGGATGATTGGAGGAGGATTTACCGATGGTGCATTTAATCTTGGAGGATTCATGGGTGATAACTCTGGATTAGATAGTGGTCTAAAAGGTCACGTTGGTAGTTTTAAATTCTACTCTAGAGCACTAAATAGTAGTGAGGTTTTAAGTAATTACACTAACCAATCAGGGTTCTTTAAGAACATAGACATATAATGGCTGTTTCAGTATACGGAAAAAACATATCCAGATCTATTAAAAGTGACATTAAAGTCATAGACACTAAGTTCTATGGCTTATCTTACCCATTAGGTGGAACAGGTGGTTATTTTTCCAAACAATCTGGAAATACTTTAGTTAGATCTAATTTAACTCAATTACTTAAAACAGAACTAGGTGAAAGAGTCATGTTACCTAATTTTGGTTGTAGCCTTAAGAGATACTTATTCGAACCTTTAGATCAGTCTTTATTTAATCAAGTTAAAAATCAAATAATGACTTCTATAACCAGATATTTACCTACAGTTGAAGTAGTAAAACTATCAGTAGTAAATACTGAAGATGTAAATTTAGATGGGTTAGCAGGATTCTTAGTTACTTTAGTTGTAAGAATTAAAGAAGACCCAAGTAGTTTAATAGAAACAAGCATAGAGATTAAATAATGGCATTCACTGGAAACGCAAGTTCAGATTTCATGAAACTGGTAGAATTACCAGACAATAAAAAAGATCAATTTATTGATTATGCTGCTACAGATTTCTTGAGTCTAAGAAATCGAATGATTGATTATATCAAAGCAGTATATCCATTAGATTATCAGAACTTCGTTGAATCTGACTTAGGAATGATGCTAATAGAACTAGTAGCTTACATGGGTGCTGTTAATTCTCTTAAAACTGATATATTAGCACAAGAAGCTTATCTAACTACAGCTAAGAATAGAAACAATGTTCGCAAGTTATTAGAGCTTATTGGAGTGTCAATGAAAGGTCCAATAGGTGCTGCTGCTAATGCTAGATATACTTTAAATACCCCAGCTACTGCTTCCCAAATAACTATTCCAGTAGATAAAAGAGTTGTAACAATTGCATCTCCTGAAGATGGTGGACCACTAAACTTTACTCTTTATAAAGTAGTAAATGGTCAAGTAGATACAGTTTCTCCAGATAACTCCATAGCATTAAATGTTTCTGAAAGTGATAGTTCAGCAAGTTCTGTTTGGTCTAATTTAGCCCTGATTGAGGGTTCTCTTGTTATAGAAACAGGAACATTTAATCAGGTTCAGACTCTTAAAACAGTAAACCTATCTCAGTTCCCTGTAATTCAGAACAGCGTTCAAGTTTTTATAAATCAAGGATTAGGAACTTCAGGCGCTTGGAGGGCGGTAGACAGTTTATACTTTGCTTCTGGTGCAAGCGATAAGATTTTTCAAGTTACCTATGATGATGATTTGAGAGCTGAAGTTTTGTTTGGCGATGGAATATTAGGTTATTCTCCTGATATAAACTCTACTTACACAATTACTTATAGAGTTGGTGGTGGTACAAGAGGAAACATAAGATCTAATGTTATTAACACACAAATAACTACCGATGAAGGATTTTTAGGAACTCTTAAAAATATAAGTTTAGCTACTGGCGGTCAAGATGCGGAGACTATTGAACACGCTAAGAAGTACGCCCCATATACCTTCAAGCGTCAGGACAGGCTTGTAACGCTAGAGGACTTCACCTCGTATGCCAACTCATTTGTTGGCACAACAGGCTCCACAGGCAAGGCCAGAGCCGCTACACGCACAGCCTATGGATCAGCTAACATAGTCGATGTCTATCTATTACAGAAAGCGTCTAATACTCAGTTACAGCAAGCCACGATATCATTTAAAGCTGAATTATTAAATGCTATAGAGCCATTAAGACTAATGAACACAAAAGCCGTAATAGTTGATGGTTTAATTAGAACTCTAGATTTAATTGTTAGTGTTAGAATTGATAGAGAATTAAAAGTAAAAGAAGAAATAATCAAAGGTTTAGTTAGAAACAAAATACTAGAATTCTTCAATGTAGATAATTTTGATTTTGGAAAATCATTAGTACTATCTGAATTAACTAGAACTATCTTTTCATTAAACGAGGTTAGATTTGCTACTGTAGATAACTTAGATTCAGATATTTATGTCGAGATGAATGAGATTATTCAACTAAACAACTTTGCTGTAAACATAGTTTATGTCTAATAATTTATGGTCCAAAACTTCTACAAACACAATAATGTAAAAGCACTTGAGATAATAACTCCTAAGTTTTATCTTCAAGATGAAATAGATGTTTCTGGACTTGGAATTAAACTAGAAGATCAGTTATTAAATACACACTTAACTTTAGCTAATAGCTTCTCTTCTCTATTCTCTGTATCAGCTACAGCTAACGTAAGTAGCATAAATACATTATCAGGAATAACACCTTATTTTATTCCACAGAACAAACTCAGTGTAATAACACCATTTTCATTTGAGTCAAACATTCTGGTGCCGCTCGGGCTAGATTTCGGGAACTTCGCTACTAGTACGACTTTTAAATCGTACTTGAGCGGCACCTTTCTTCCATCCATAAAAGTAAATCAACCTACTGCAAATTTTGCAACAACTCCCTCTGGATCTCATGAGTATTTAATCTCAAATCTTGGTTGGTTCTACTTTTTAAACTTCAGTGCCGTAAACTATTCTCCTTCATCATTTGTCTTAGACAACTTAATAAGACTTTATTATGGAGAACAGTTAAATCACTCAGATGCCATGAAGGGCATCACAAATTTCTTATGGAGAAACTATAGCTCTAGTGCTGTCATAAGAGATTTAGAACTTATACCAGCTAGTTTTGTATCAGGTGCTGATACTTATACAAGTGGAACCCAGCAACTAGAAAAGCTACTAACTTTAATAGATGTAGTCTACACTGATCAATATTTAGACTTTAACAACACATACATACAAACTGCTTTTGAAAACTATCTGTCTACGGGAATAAAACTAGACACTTTAGAAAGTAAGGGGGCACTTTATAAACTTCTTAAAGCTATATCTTACTTAAATTATGATATAGATAATGATATTTCTAGATTACAAACTCTTTTTGATATTGATAAGTGTCCAGATGATTATCTTCCTTACTTAGCAGATTTAATTGGTTGGAGACTATTCGGATACGATGCAAATAGATGGAGACTCCAACTAAAGTCAGCAGCAGAAATATATAAGGCAAAAGGAACAAAGAGATCAGTTCAGTTAGCACTAGACTCTATTTTCTCAGAAAACTTTTTTAACTTATCTGCTTCTATAAAAGAGTTACATGAGTCTTATATACCACATTTAATTTATTATTCACTAGCTACTGAATCTCCATTGCTAAAATCATACAGCACATGGAGTAGAACATTAGCTACGTCACTAGGAATTAATGATTATTCTACTACTAATTTTGATACAAACATACGTTATGTAGTAGACTACATTATCTTTGAAGCAGCTAGAAAATTCCCTGATCTATTTAAATTAGGCAACTCTAGATGGCCTTTATTCTCATCTAATTTTACATTCAAATATCGAAATAGAGTATTCTTTGTACCTCCCTTTGAGGAGATTAATTACTACAAAGACCTAGAAGTAACATCTGATCTAATAGATTTTATAATTGATAGATTAGCTTGTTTTAATATTAGCACAAGCTTCCTAGATCAAGTACGTCTCTTCATAAGATCATTTACTGTAGATAGTCAGGAGATATTACACGCTGACAATAGATGGTTAATGTTATATGAAGGTCTTCAAGTTCCTCCAAACTACAATAGTTTACTTAGTGAATACGAAAATAGCAAGATAGATTATCTTGGTCTTTGGAGTGCAGATTCGTCTCACTACAACTTAGACTTGTATGCATCCTCATTCACATTTGATAATAGATCTCTAATAACTAGCTCAACTCTAGCATTACAGCAAGGTATAGAAGCAGTAAACTCTTTTGCACCTGCACACTCAATACCTGATACAAACTTAATTCTAAGTGAGAATGACTTTGCAGGATATCAAGAAAACACCTGCCCATCAGTAGAAGGTGAGTTCGAGGAAACATATCCCGGATCAGGTGTAATGGCTGGATTCTATTCTTCAGGTGTGTCAATGACATCCTTGAACAGGGTATTTGGAAGAGGTGTAGTAGATCAATTTTCAGATGCAGCCATGTCCTCCTCTTCTATCACAGGTTCTTTACCTAGAACATCATTTAGAAGAAGATCCTTGCATAATGTTCTACCTAAGAATTACCTTTATACTAGAACAGGCTTCAATGCTCCATTACCATTATACGCCTCAACAATAGAGTATTCTTACAGCAGTCTAGGCTATCTCCCATTAGGATATATTCCATCTGCAAATGAGTTTGTTTCTATAGATAATGTTAGTTCTATACCAGACATATATTCTAAGTGTGAAACTTTAAATTCTAGCTCAATATATAGCGGACTTATAATTAGTGCAACTTTCCCATCAAGAGGATTAGATAATTTAGCATTCTCTGCTTGTACTAGACACACTTACAAAGGTGAAACAAATGAAATTTTCCCAGTAATATATAACGTATTGTACAATAGAGAAAAACAATACTGGCAAGACTATTTAGATACTGCGGCTGGATGGTCTGCCTTGGGAGCTATGTCTCTATACATGGATATTCCAACTAGTTATGCGAATTCAAGTTTTGCAATATCTAGCTTTACTCAATATGATGATTTTGAATTTGGAAGAGGCGCTCACAAGATCTATAATGATTGGTCAAAATACTTTAATAGAAATCAACTAACATATAGAGTTTTAGAGCCTAGTGCAGGTAATGGATTATTTAATCACATCTATGGATCCATAATACCAAACTCCAAATTTGATCTATACGGATCCGCTGTAACAGCTTCACCTAGCTTAATAGCTTCCTCATACTCAGAACCCTCTGCAATTAGTAACATTTCTGGATCTGGAGTACTAAGTCTTTTAGGAGCTTATACCTACATTGTTTCTTCTTTCGGAGTCAACTTTGGAAATGAATTTAGAAACAAGGAAATTTTGAAGAATGTTGAAATCGTAAATACTTCTGGAGCTTCACAGAATAATGCATTCTTTATATATAAGATAAACAGAAATGCTTGGTCTAAATCTTATTCCCCTTACATGGTTGAGAATCCTGTAATAAAGCAGAGAGCCATCAATGGTTTCCCAAGAATAGTTTATCATTTAAGTGCCTTAGGATCTAACCTAATACCAAATCACGAATTTGAGTTAAGCACAAGATACTTAGCTGGACTTGAAACAGGAACTAATTATGGTGGGGGTGGTATAGGTGTATGGATTCATACCGAACCAGAAAATAACATGATATGGTCTTGGACTCCAGCAGGTAAATGGGAAAAGACTGACATTACATCATCTCTAAACCTTTTACAGCTAAGACCTTATATGCACTTAGATTATACTCCAGTAACCCCAGTTCCAGACTCTGCTACTAGTTCTTACATAGGTCAATGCTACAATAACGCAAATCCAGCTAAACTAACTTTAGAGAACATAACTCTAGAACTATTTAAAGAAGTAAATGTAAACTTTAATACAAAGAATCAGCCTATAGAACTACCTCAGGAATACTTCAAGAACTTTGGTCAAGTACATAGGTTCAATCAAAAATATGTTGTAGAGATATTTAAGATTGCAGAAAATTCACCAGATTCATATGTATTATTTGATGATATAGATTTAATGGATACTACTTTAAATACTTATGCAGAAGAGTATACTCCAGAACAATTGTTAATATCATTAAACTTTATGAAGGATATAGCTAACGATAGAGCAAGCAGAAGAGCATCAGTTACCTCTGGAACATATGGTACATCAGGAGGAAGTAGAATTAACTATAGAGAGTTCCCAGCGTGGAATGGTGGAACTTATGGAAGTATATATACAAATTCATTTAGAATCATGGAGCTTATTAATTAATGAGAGGTGTTGTAGAAATAATACAAGATGGTGTTAGGGTTTATGAATCTGACAACTTAATTGTTGATGGGGCATCTGAACTATTAACTGATATAATGACCGTTACACCAAGTTTATCTCAAATACCTTCTGCATCTGCTTTATTAGATGCATCAAATTATACAATAAGAGCAGCATCTTTTGGTAAAGATTCGTTATCGTATAATACAAACTGTCACTCATCCAGCATACTACAGTTAAGTTCTATTTATAATTCTTCTCTAAGAAGATATGAATTTACAGTAATAAACACAAGTGGATCTTCTTCCAGTTTTATTCCAGTAAATGGTCTTCCTACTTATCCTGACCCATTAGATACACGATTACAACATATTCCTTCTTCTTTGCTACCATTTATATCTGATTATGGACAAAATCTAAATATATTTGGACTATGGAAAAGAGGTCTATCTTCTTTACCTTTATTTAGTTCGCTAAATGTTTCCACAGCAGCCTTATTTGGATGCTATCCTGAAAGTGAAACATTTACTGCTAGAACAAGAGTTTTGTTAAAAGATTCTTCAGGAATTAATGTTATTGTTTCAGGAGGAGTAACAGACTTTAATTCTGCTGTAACATTTAACAGCGCATCTGGAATTGATTGGAGAGGGTATATAAAAAGAGACTCAGATTCATTTAAAGGATTAGCGTTACAATTAAATGCTGCTGCTGTTAGTTCTTTAGGTAAGATTACAAATCAAATAAAATTAGCCGCAGCAGAAAATAGAATACTTAATTTATATGGTGGAATATCTACGATGGGATTATGGTATATAGATATCCCTGCTACTATAAAAAATGGTGGAGTTTTCCCACTTCAAAATGATGACGTTTTACAACCAAAAATAATTTATAAATTATTTGCTAAAAAAATATTTAATAATAATATATGTAGAGCTTTTGATACTGGAGTAAACGCGGGATTACTAAATAATACTATTATAGAAATTAATTGGAGTATTTATTTTATATGAAATTTGTAGGTGAAATAGAGGTTATCAAAGAATACGATGATGGTTATTGTCAAATAGTCTATCAAGGTAAGAATACTATAGCTGAAGGAATGGCATATGCATTAGCGAATGTCCTAACTACAATTTCGGATGATAATCTAGATAACTTTGGTTTAGCTTATTTCCAAGTAGGTATTGGAAATCTATCTTCAAATTTTCCAACTAATTATACAAATAAATCTTTTTACCAATTACAATCACCTTTAAGTTTATCAGATTATGGTTCTAATACTATTCAAGAGTTAGCAGTATTAGACCATATAGTTTCAGAGAATGGAAACTTTCAATATCCAATAGAATATACCACCACTAGCGCAGCTTTTGTTGGTGTTACTAAAGAAAATAAAACAATAGTATCTCCTAATGGAATATCTACCCGCTTAGTCTTGGATAAGACTATGGGAAATGGAAAAGCTATATCAGAAGTAGGATTATTTATAAATAACGCAGATGCCTATCCTAATAAAAATACACCAATACTTGCAGCATATAAATCATTTGCACCCATAACTAAAACATCTGACTTTAATCTTATCATATTATGGAAGATCATAGTTGAGGATGTTGGAAATAACAATTTAGGATTCTTAGGGGTAAATTCTAAAAAGTTCTATGTATTTGATTTTGCTAGCGGTTTAGGAGATTTAAATACAGGAACAGATCATAGTGATTCAATTGATCTAGGTATTCCTGCAACATACGACTACGATGGAACTCCTTTAGTCGTTACTTTTCATAGTTTAGGTAATAACCAAAACCAATGGAGACAACCTACATCTTATAGGGTTGCAGGATATGGGCCATCTTCAATGTATAATAAAGTTTTAGATAAAGGATGGTTCTATTTGGGAGTACACGGAACAATGGGAAGTTCTGGTTACTTTGGTACAAATGGAGATAATTGGACAACACCTTCAAAACCATTATATTTACATGGAGATGCTATAAGAAGAAATTGGAATAGTAAGCAAACTTTTGATGGATTTTATAAAATTCTTCAGTACATAGTAAATCACTATCCTATTGATAGAAAAAGAATATATTTCTTTGGATTTTCAATGGGTGGAGGATGTGCAACAAACTATGCCTCAAGAATGATTGACGCTTCTCCTAGTGCGTTAAACCCCGCTGGAGTAGTTGCTCTTGCTCCTGCATTAAGTATTAAAAAAGTATGGTGGACTGGCGCTCCAAGTTCAATAGGATCGAGTCCTTATTTACCTATTCCAGTAAATGAAAGCCTAAGAGATTTTGCTAAACCTATTGTTTTTTGGACTGCGGGATCAGGATTAGCTGAATCGGCTCCAGCATATATGCTTAGAAACTCAAACGGATTTGCTACAAGTTCATCTCCAACTAATAACTATACATTATATGCATCATCACAAACATGGAATGTAAATGAGTTAATAGGATATAAGGCATCTATTGCTTTTTATGATTATGTTACATCTACAACTTTATATTCAGATTCTACAATTTCTAGTAATAATACCAGTTCTTTTCAAGTAGATCCGCCTTTCTCTTTTACTCCTTCAACGGTTACAACAATAGTTGATGGAGATGAAGTTACTTACGAAACATATTATGAAATAGATGGTTCTTTGTGGAATTCTATTTCATCAACTGAGCCTAGCAGTGTTCCTTTGGCTTATTACGAAAACTTGTGCGTAGACTATAATTTTGTAACTAGCTCTGACTTTAGTTTTTCCACTTGTACTTTTTATAACTTAAGACATATACCATATTATTTTCAATATTCTAGAGATGATGTTGTAGGAGGGGGTTCAGAAGGATTTTTAGAAGAGCCATCTAGAATTCTTACTTCAGCTTTAGTATTAAGTGGAATTCATTCTAATTATAAATTTGTTTACTCATCATTAGCAGATGTATCAACAATGATGGTTACACAGTATAACCTACCTATTGCTCAAGTTCCAAATTTAAATACACACAATCTTTACGCTTTAAATCAAGATGACGCTATAAATTTTATATCTAGTTCTATTTTTGAATATCCTGTAGAAGCTTCAACAATAGTTACTAGGTCTGGAAAAGCATGGTACTTTGATGTAAATATAGTTCCTGAACTTCCAGAAAATCTATATTATACTTCAGCTAATTATTATGCAAGTTCTTATTTTAACTCTGGATTAGGAGTTATTGTTTGGAGTATAGATACTGATTCTAATACATTAAATGTATCTGGGTATAATAATATGATTGTTTCTATACCAGATAATTTAGCTCCTAAATTTAATATTAATCTAACTAAATTTAATATAACTACATCTAACCCGCTTAGGTGTTATAATGCATCTTCAATTAATTGTTACCCTTTAATCTCTGGAAGCACTAGAAGAACTAGAATTCAATTAGATTTTAATCCTTCAAAGGTTATATTTAAACGGTACATAGATGGTAATGGAACCTTAGATCCTGTTGGAGAGGAATTAAAACTAGAAGATGTAACTTCTTATAGAATTAGACCATATACTTCTCAGGGATCACAAAGAGCAACTTATGATTCTTCTACAAAGATCTTTACTGTGCTAACAGTTGGTTACTACGAAATATACCCTTAACCCTATATAATTAAGAGATGAGAAAAGAAGATAAATTCAATATAAAAGGCCATTTAGACATAGTTAAGATCTATCCAGATGGTAGAGAAGAACTTCATTGGTCTGATCATAACGTAATTACATCTGGAATGGGTTGGGGTTTAGCTCATCTATTTTCGGAACTAGGATCCAGTAGTATATTGGATTTTCAGATAAGATATGCTCAATTAGGAGTATCAGGATCTACCGATTACGGAGTATCTACATATAAATTAAACTCAAGTTTGTCTTATGCTGCTTTAAGTGGTCAACCTCTTCCAACCTCACAAAATAGTCAATATCAAAATGGTTTTCTTGCTGGATTTGAAGGTTATATAGTAATCCCATCTAACAATATTATAAAGGTATCACCTACAAGCGTAAGATATCATATTATAATTCCACAAGATGCATTAAATAATTCATATGTATTTAATGAGATTGGATTATTTATGAAAAATCCAAGAGGTCAACCATCCATAGAATCTGTTCTGGTAGCATACAGATCTTTTACTAATTTATCAAAAACAAATGAATATGCACTTTTATTTAGATGGACCTTATATTTCTAGGAAATAAATTATGGCATTCGTAGAAACAGACCTTTATCTTGCAAGTGGTACAGCTAGTTTATACAATAGCTGGACTGAGTACGTTACTAAATTTGACACTAGTTCTTTCTACAACTGGGAACAGGATAACGAGCCTCTTTATGACCTAGATGAGAGAACTCACTATTTATGGGAAAAGTTAGGATATCCAATAGCAAACAGCTTCAGTGGTATTCCCGGAATAATGCTATCAGTATCTGCGGATGCCAATTTTGCAGGTGAATCAAGTGGAACAATCTTTAAGTCTGTTAGCTCAGTCATTAATGCATTACCAGAGGTTATTACCTACCCAATTATAATTGAGGTTGCTAACTTCGGTTCATTAGGCTCTTTAGAGTTAAATAATTTAAAATTTAAAGATAATGGTGGAATAGAAATAATAAATAGAAACTTCTCTAAAGTTTACGGAAAGTCATCTGATGGTAATAAGAGCACCATTAGAGGTGCAAACTACTACCTGTCTTCCATAGATCTATTCAATACATTACTTAATACTAAGATAGTAAGTTTAAACTCTAAGGTATGCAGTTCAGTGTCAGTAAGTGCTGATACTCGTTGGAGTAGAAAAAATCAAATTGTATATCTAAACCGTGCTCATGCATACTCTGATGCAGCGTTGGCTACAGGTCCGGGATCTTCAATTCTTTCATTAGGAATTAATGATAATACATCAATAATAAGCCCTACATCTGCTAATATGGTTAATTATGTTAACTATGATGTTACATATGATTTAACTTTATCAGCAGATTTCCAGTCTCAAAATTTGTTAGATGCAACATATATGACTGGAACTACAACTAATGGTGAGACAGACGGAAGAGTTAGAAATGAAGTAGCATCTGTAATAGATCATCCCATTACTGGTTATTTCTATGGTAACTGGTTCAATAGCATTAAAATACAAAACTGCAATGGTCCAGTATTTATAAGAAACTTTGCTGTTGATGGAGCTTCAGGACAAGCTGGAACACTATCACACAATACTGTAAATGGCTATGAGATAGTTAATAGTAAACTTACAATAGAAAATGCCTTAGCAGTTAGATGTAAAGAAGCGGGATTCAAGTTTGTAAACTCAGATGTAGTTCTAAATCGTGGTGCTGTCGCCATGAGAAACTATACATTAAACTCTTCTAACTCAAGATCCTCTTACAAATCTGCTGGATTTAGATTAATAAACAGTAATGTAACTCTCAGCACTTCTCCATATGTCTCAGGTGTAGAAGAAATAATTCACGCTACAAAGAACTACTATGGAATAGAATTAATAAATTCTAACTGGTCTGGAGGGACTGCTAGAAAAGACACTGTTTCTTCTGGTGTAAATTTCATACAAGCTTTCCATAACACTGTTGGAATTAAAGCAGATAATTCCGTAATAGAAATACCCGGAAGATTAGATACACATACTAATGATATTGGTTTAGACTTAGTTAACTCTAAACTACAAATGAATGAATGCACTGTTGAATACAATCAGTCTCATGGTATAAGATCTAACAATTCTGATATATCTTATAATCAAAGTTTAAATCAATTCTCTAAAGTAAACGCCATAGATACAGACGGTCAATACTACTTTAATAGAAATGGATGCCATCTTACTTTAAATAATTCTAAAATAGCTTATACAGAAGCAGTAGATATTCCAAATAAGTATGGTATGTTTTATATGAAATACTGCACAGGAACTGATTTACCTACTGGAGGAGATACTACTGTTCCCTCATTTAGAGTAATAAATAATTCTGTTGCTAAACTTATTAGACCTTATATTAAAACTTTTGATACTTTAATAATGGATTATCCAATATATGGATTATTAGCTACTGCATTAAATAATTCAAAAATAATATTCATTGGTGATGGATCCAAAATAACTTACTTACAAGGTCCAAATGGAGTAACCGATAATACAGCAAATATTTATGCTGGAAATCATTCTACAGTAGAATTCCAAGGACCGACACTTATAGGAAATGCAGGAGTTGGAGTATTAGCTGAAGATAATTCAGTAATTAATTTTAATCCACATAAAAATGACTACGGCAATATTTTACAACAAGAATTTAACTTATCTTCAGCAAGTAATCATACAATAGTAGAAATTCATGCAATTAGATCTTGTTTAGTTGCAAATAGAAATTCTGTGATAAATATGGAAGATTTAGGTTCTATGCATTCTTTCTGGACAGGAACCATAAATGCAGATACTCCTTATTCCCAAGATATTCAACTGTATACATCAGGTGGTTATATGCAGTTTTATCCTAATGGTATTGGAGCCTTAGCTTCTGATAATATGAGAGTAGTAAATGGATCTATTGAACAAAATAATTCAGTAACCACAAGATATATATTATTAAATCCATTTAATAGTGCTACTTCTATTTCTCAGATAAATCAAATATCGAATGGTGGAATGTGTGTAAGGGCAATAAATGGTAGTATAATTAATGTTAAAAATGTTCACTTCCCTTGTGGATGGGATAATACTTCTGGAATTCTATATGATGCGAGTTCTGGAAGAAACTGTGATATGTTAAGAATTTGGAATATAGGCCCAAATTCTTATCTAAATGCATCGTACTGTTCAGTAAGCGGAATGTATCCAAGTCTTGCAGGATATTATGGTCCTTCAGCAGTTTATTTATCAGGAAATTCCATAGCTTCTGCTGTTCCATCATCTGTTCCTGATACAGGAAGATTGAGCGTTTTAGATCATTATGGTGCTTCTGGATCTGCATCTGCAAGAAACTATGGACCCTTTAGGTTGATGGTTTCAGTAGATGGTCCAGCAAAGTTCTTAAATTATTATAATAACTCACAATTAATTTATAACTCTGCATACCAAGCGTATGCTCAAGGTTACAATCCCTCTGGATCTTTAAGTGCTGTTCCTGAAGTATCCGCAATTTACTCTGATATAGGAGCAACATCATCGTTTTTTACTACGTCTGCATTTATAGATCCTAGCTTCAGAAGTAGGATTAGATTAGATCAATCTGCTGCTGATACCTTTGCTAATGCTAAAAATGGAGCACTTAGAAGATCTGGAAGAATACCTTTCTGTACAATATATTATAGTACAGGAGTATCAAACTCAGAAGGTTTTGATACTTTAACTATAGGAAGTGGTCAAGGATTATACTCAGTTAACATATTTGACTTATCAAGAGATGTATAATGGGAAAGATAAGAATAAAAACTAAAAAACCCGGTGGGTGATGTGGAAGACCTAAGTAATACCCGTGAGGTAATATAACATATGACATTTAATAATAGCACTCATAAATTTACAGATCCAATTAGAGTATTTAAGGCTAATGATCCTTATCACTTTGTTATTGATAATCTTCCATTACAGCAACTAATGGAAAATGATAGATGGTTAAAAGATCAAATAGAATTTATTCAAGAAGTTGCAACATCAGCAAATGATGGAATTGATAGATCTGGATTCAATGAATTGAAACCATTTGCTAATGGTACAGACAATATAGTCTATGTAAATCCCGGTCAATACCACTCCAGAATAAATGATGCTTATTCAGTAAGCTCACTACAAAATGTTAGACTATTTAATCAATTTGTTCCGGGCCAATTTAGACAATATGCTGGAAGTATTTCAACTAATGCATTTAATGCTTTTGTAGCTAATTTACAAGGAACACTAGAATCTAACTCAATGAACTTAAATGGTTTATCTGAAAGAGTCTTTCAGATTCCGTTAACAAACCCAGATGCTGTACTTTCTTACACCATAGTAAATGGTAAACCTTCCATAACAGGAGCAGAAGATGGGTATCAGTGGCCTTTATTAAATGGTGCTCCCTTCTGGAGATCATTCCAAGGAACTCTTGGATCATTTTTAGATCTTCCTAAGATATCAGCAGAGTTTGTTAAGATGTATCGTGGTGTAGGAAGAATGTCAATTGTAAATGTGCATGAAGAACTACAAATTGAAATTCCTCCATTTGATGCAAATGATTTTAAAGTAGATGGAGCAAATACTACAGCAACCTCTAGAATAGACTTAGTATTTATTTATTCACATCCAATAGATGCAAATTCAACCGCATTAAATTCATTTACTAATGGAACTCCAAGAGTAATTAACAAACCTACTTTAGGTATATTAAAAGGTGCAGGAGCTGTATTTACAACTAATACAAACGTAAATAACGCTAATACTGTTACAGAAGTAGTAGATGAAGATAATAATTCCCAGATACTAGGTAATGCTGCTGATGAAAATAATCCTAATAATGGATTTAAACAAAGAAACATTCATGGATCTTTCCCATTACCTGAAGATTTAATGAACTTAGCTCCAAATTTAGTTGAAGGATTAGAAACTAGTAGCTTCCAATTAATAGGTCAAACAGTTTTCCCTGTTTGTTATGTTCGTGTAAAAGCTGATGCAAATATTAATGTTGGTGGAAGTCAGGTAATTACAAATGATGATATCATTGATATTAGACCTTTCTTTAAGACCAACGAATTAACTTATAACGAACGCGCAGGAATTTTAATGGCATCACCCCCATTATCTCCCGCTAATCCTGCTGTAGGTCAGTTCCAGTTAGATTATCAACTTAATTCTATATTTAATCAATTAAATACTAGAATAACCTCAGTACAGCAAGGGTCTGATGAAGCGGTTATTCCTAGAGTTGTTGGCGGTGGAACTATTTGGGGTGGGAAAAAGTTTGGTCCTGAAGGCGCAATTAGAATGCATCTAGCTCAAAACTTAAGCGAAAACGACCCTGAACTATTTAGAGATGTTCCAGTTTTACCAGATTGGGATTTAGCTGATTGGTGGACATATAATGTTCCATCACAAGATAATGGTAATGCGGGACAAAGAAGAAACGACTATATAAATTCTTATTATGCTAATGGGGGTCAATTTGATGTAGGAGCAGGAACAGAAGATCCTACGGATATAAACAATTCTCTAATAAGAAAAAGACTTGGAAATGAAGCTTGGAAAGGAAACTATGGCAGCACCTGTATACACTGGTGTCAAAAAAGAATAGATTTTGTACGACCAACATCTTTTAATATGATAGATTATACTGTAGATGTTACATTAGAAAATTGTATTCATCAAACTAGTAGATTTCAAACTGATTATAAAACTAGATATTTTGGTATGGGAGGAATAAGTGGTATATGGGTAGAAAAAAAACCTACATATTTTGTTATTTACATAAGTTGGATAGCCAATCAAATTGGTAGAAACTTTGTAAGTAATATCCATAATGGTGATACTGGAGAAGGTAGAGAGCCAAGAAGAAACAGGGATGCTTTTGGTTATTCTGGATTTGCAATTAGAACATTAGATTTAGGATGGCCGGGAGCGCCAAATAATTTCCTGCAACAATTAGAGCAGGATTCTTATCCAAATGGTAGTGCTGGAGACGATAATGGTAGATTTAGTGACGTACAGATAAAAAATCCAAGGATGGGAGCTTGTACTTATCCAACAGTAAGTTTTAAAATTACTGGATTTCCTCAAGGATATTTCAATAGAATAATTCAAAAACCTACAGGTGGATTTAGCAACATAATACTTAAGTAAATATGGTAACTGTTAGTATTCCTTGTGGATTTGGTCCTCCGGGACAACTACCTCCCCCACTAAATGAAGATTTAGATGGAGGTACAATATTTGTTCCAAATACTCCGTCATTAGGAACTGATACTATAATAAAAATTCCTAATGGAGGAGATCCGGGAAACCCAAATATACCAAATATACCTATACCTTTAAAACCTAAACTAATTGTACCTCCCACAATAACTACGACGGAAGATACAATAGATATACTTTTTCAATTAGATTCTTTTGTATGGGTATATGGAAAACTAATAAATTCTTTAACAGGACAAACCGTTCAAAACTACAATCAGCCAACTATTTTTCAACAAAACCATTTACTTACTTTCACTGGATTAGAACCAGACACTCAATATTCTCTACAGGTTACTTTTAGAAAAACCTTAGCATTCTTATTTCTAAATTATTCTACTACGATAACTACAGATCCTATAGTAGTAGATCCTCCAATTGTTCCTGTTATAACTAACGTACAAACTCAATTTAGTTATCAGAATAATAGTATTCAATTAAATGTATCTTTCCAAACTGAGGATCAGAACAATAATCCAATATTGACTAATGCTCAATTACTAGTTAATGATGGAGTTAACAATCAATATGCGCTAACTAGTCCTCAGTCTACAGATCACTTTATAGTAATTCAAAATGTATTACAAGGTGCAACTTATAATTTAGTAATAAATGTAGCTAGCTTAAATGGTGAAACGGATACAGAAATATTAACACCAATAGTTGCACCTTCTCCAGATCCTAGAATACCAACTATAGTTTCACCTAATGCATATTGTGAAATAATAAATGGTGTTATTAGGATGTCTGTACTTTGGGGTACAACTTTTAATGGAACTCCTGTAGGAACTGTAGGTCAAGTAACGATAACAAATGTAACTACTAATCAAGTTTTAACTGTCATAACAGATGACATAATAAATGATCAGCATTTAGTTCAATATAATGGAGTTCCTCCATTAACCACATTTAGCGTTAAAATTTATGCAGAAGTATTTAATGAGGGATACTCTGAATATGTAATACAAAATGTTGTTTCTCCTCCAGACGGAACTAATAGTCCCCAGTTTACAGGTCAACAATACTATCAGCAATTAACTAAGTTTACTGAATCTATTCCATCAGAGATAGATTTAAAATATACTCCATATGAATTAGTATATACGTCTCCTTTCTTGCCAACTGTGGGCACAACTGGAACTAATCTACTTAAAGAAGTACGTCACTACAGTATAGATAGAATCTTAAGTAATGTTGATGGAACTTTTGAAGAGGCCAACATTGACTCAGCTAATATAACTTCTAATCACATAGAAGAGAGTCTTAAAGACGAATTTAAAAAACTTTATTACTTAAAATATAATAATGGAATTCCTATACAGAGATATGTTGTAAATAACTTATTTAAAAGCCATATACTTAGTCAAACAATAGAAAACATAGATACAGATTATCTAGAAGAATTGATTAGAGATGTAGAAGAGCAGAAGCCTAAACAACAATATGAACTTACAAAAAAATCTGGTTATGGAATAACGCGAAAAGAATTACGAAATAACAGAAAAGCTATACCAACAATAGAAAGACCTGAAGAAGTAGTAAGAAATAAATCTACTGGATATTCCTTAATTAGGAATAAACTAGTTTCTATAAATCCAACTGTATATTCAAATGATGCTTCTAACCTTCTTAAATTATGGAATCCTTTATCGGAAGATATAAATAAACAAATAAGTGCCAGTGCATTAACTGGAGAAATATCAATACCAGTAAAAAACACAGACTCCATTCAAGCATATAATTCATCTGGTGGCTTAGTAAATTTATATCTCACAGTTAATGATACCTTACAATGCCAATTAGAGAATGGAACAGATATTCAAATTATTCCTACATCTGATTTGCATAGGGCATATACATTGAAGAATGAGGATGAGCAACTAATAATGTATCATCTAGGATTTGATAAACAAGTTACACTAACTGCAACTAGCAATAATGAGTACATAGAACTAACATCTTCTGTATACAATCCTCAATCACATTATGTATTTAAATTAAATACTTCTACTATACAAGAATCTACTCAACCCACAGAACAGCATATTGTGGATACTATAGCTGAATATACTATAGTTCAAGATGATACTTCTTCAATAACCTCCTTTAATGAAGATATAGTTTTTACAGCTTACCCTTGGCTTGTTTTAACTATAAATCATAATGATGGTATATGGGAATATATTGATTATAAGAATTATTCTGTCAGTGGAAATAAATTTACATTTACATTCAGAGATGTGAGTTACAAATACCTTGGATTTAGTTTAGACAATTCTGATCCTATAATCGTCAGGAAGATTCCAAGATACATAGTTGTTCTTCCTACTGATAGAACTAAATTTGATTTATTTAAAGGTGAATCTGTTGTTTCTGATTGGAGTTCAAGAACTATAACTTGGCTACCATCTCCAGATGCTTCTTTAAATAAAGTAGGACTTTTAACTCACCCATTTAATATTCAAAACTCATTCCTATACTCAGAAGGAGAAAGTAAAGAGGGAGATTTTAGCACACAGTCTTATATTTGCAAGTATCAGGACACTTCCAACTACTCTAATTCATATAAGAATCCTTTAGAGGTTCCTGAACGAACCTTAGACCCAGTAAGAGAAACCCTTCTTCATGTAAGCTCATTAAAAGAAGAATATGTATTGGATTCTGGTGTAACATGGTATGACGTTCTTAATACACTAGAAAGACCTGCACTGTATAACTTAACTACTAAAGCATCTCCTCAATTAATAACTAAATTAAGAAATGGAGATAAAACTGGAGTTAAAATTTATCATGTTAAAGGTCCAACAGAACCTAATAGAGGCAGCGAAAGAAGTCCTACAAGACTAGTTGCCACTAAGACTGTACCTACAATACAAAATATTTATGTAACTCAAGTTCCTGTTGTTCCACCTATAGAAGAAGGTGGATTTGGAGAAGGAGGAGTTTAATTATGCCAGCAATAATAAGAGCCACATTAGATTATTCAGATAGTTTAACTCATTTATTTTATCCTGCTGTTCCCTCGGTTGGATCTTTAAATGTATTTATTAATGGTAAGGGAGTGGTAACTATAGGCACTGATTATCTTAATGTTCACTCTACGATTTTAATATCTCATGCCATGGGACAAGCCATCGGGGGATCCACAAATGTATTTGTTAATGGATCTGGAGTACATAGACAAGGGGATCTGATTCAATGTGGTGCTGTTGCAGGAGTTGGATTACCCCCTCCAAACGTCTTTGCAAATAATAATATTCCGGGTTAAAATATACAAAAAATAAAATAATATTGTTTTTTAACTATCTAGATTCTAAATAAAGATAGGATTACTCTCAAAGGAGATAAAATTATGTCACAAGTATCAAAAGATTATGTCAAGGCAATTACTGAACAAGCCAACTGGGAACTCCGTAAGGGCCAGCAAATAGACGAGTGCAAGGACATGAACGAAGCTGAGGAAGCTCCTGTTCACGTTTGCCCTCTATGCCAGTCACAACTCGACGAGGCAATTAGCGAAGAGTCACTTCTTGAGCACAGCGCAGCCATGTTACAGGTCTTCTCAGCCGTAGAAGAAACCTTAAACGAGGCTGTTGAAGATGCCTACGAAGAAGAGTCTGAAGAAGACTTAGAAGACTCAGATGAAGAGTCGGAAGAAGATTTCGAAGACGAAGAAGAATACGAAGAAGAAGACGAAGAAGACGAGGAGTAATTTCCATGATTCTTCTTACTGAATCTGAACTTCTTGAATTAAAACAAGAAGACACCTTAACTTCATTTTTAACTGAATGTGGTGTTCCTGAAGATCATTTACCTTTAGTTATGGAGATGGTTTTAGAAGATGATGAGATTCTTCTAGAATTCATTGGTGGAATACTAGGTAAAACTGCTGGCGTTTTAAGCACAGGTTTTGGCAAGGCTGCTGGAAAACTAGCTCAGTTTAGTGCTAAAAAAGCCTCTGATGTAGCAGCAGCTACTAGAAAACGTAGAGAATCTTCTGTTGCTAAGGGAAGAGAAAAGCAAGCTGGTTTAGCTTCAAAGGACTACAGATCTAGCATGAGAGAATATGCTAAGTCTTTAGGTTCTGTGGGATATAAGACTCCATCTGATGGATCTTCAATTGAAAATCATCCCGCAAGAGCTGCCTTAGATAAAGCTGAATCTGCAAGACAGAAAATGTGGAAAGCTAAGTTTGCTGCTAACCCATCTAAGTATAGTAAAGAATTACAATCTTCTTTATTAAAATCTAGGAATACTGCTGATAAATTTTCTGGAGCATATGAAAAGAGTGGATTAGGATCTGGTGTAAGTATTAAGCGTAAAGGCTTTAGTCCAGAGTCATATTTAAATCCAATAGGTGCAGGCTATTTAAAAACTGGTAAATTTAGAGATAGACAATCTGGAAATCCTTTTGGACAAAAACTCAGCTCAAGAGGAAGAATTGCTAGAAGACTCTATGCTCATACTGAATATGAAAGAATTGCTAATCTTCTAATAAATGAGTCAGTTCAATTATTAGAGTCTAGCCATGAAAAACCAAAGCCAGTAGAAAGAATATCCACAAAAGAAGCAACTGAAAGAGCTAAAGCAATAAGAGCAAAAGTTAAAGAAATAGCTACTGGATTAGGTAGACACATAGGAATGAAAAAAATTGAATTTCCTAAAGAGTATAATGAAAAATGAGTAAAGTAAATGATTTTGACATAGCTAATATAGCGGAGTCTATATTAAAAACAGAATCAAAAGATTCTAAAAAAATTATATCGACTCCAAAGGGGATCATGAAGAGTGATGCCCCTGATATATCTAAAGTTAAAGTTCCTGAAACTTATACTTCTGTAATACTTGAAAACTCCTTTGGTGTTAAATCCAAGAAGCCTATCAAAAAGATTGAGGCTCCTGTAATAGAAGAAGAAGTACAAGAAGTAGATTTAGATGCATATGTCAGAAGATTAGTTACTCTTATTTCTGAAGCTAAATCACTTATAGATGAAATGACTACTTGTGGTTCTATAGGTATGAACATGGGTGGATACTCCTCTAAACCTGCTAAGAAAAAATTAAAAGTTAAAAAATCAAGGAAGAATTATGGCTAAGAAAGTTGATTACCAATTAGAAAGATTATACGAAGCTCTAGTAAACCAATCTTTAAATTCATTAGACGAAGGTGTAATGGATATGTTAAGAAAAGGTGGAGCCAAAGTTGCTAAGTTTTTTAAAGGATCTAAGAAGCCGAAGGCACCTGAGGAACCTAAGGGACCACCTCGTAAGAAGTCTTTAGGTGAACTAGCAAATGAAAGAAGACAAGCTGCAAGAGGAAACATAGCAGCTTCAATGGCTATGTCAAGATTAAGAGGGACTGCAAGTGATATAGGTGCTATGGGAGATCCTTCATTAGGTGCAGAATCAGATGTTCATAAGCAATCAGCTAGAAGAAACTTAAGAGTTGCTAGAGTGTTAAGACAGGCTGATGAAAGATCTACAGCAAGAAAACAGGGTAAATAATATGGAATTACTTATTGATTATTTTAGATTAGAACCAGTTCAAATAGTATCTGAATCAAAAGAATCAGGTACTATGAAGATCAGAGGAATCTTCGGTCGTGCAGAAGAGTTTAATAATAACAATCGAAGATACCCTAAAATGATCATGGAAAGAGAAGTCACTAAATTAATGCCATTAGTTAAAGAAAACAGACTTCTTGGAGAACTTGATCACCCAGATAATCCTACCGTAAAGCTTACCAATGCATCACACATGATTACTAATTTATCATGGCAGGGTAATGTTCTCATTGGAGAATCTCAGTTATTAAATACTCCTGCTGGTAAAGTTGCTCAACAGTTAATTAAAGATGGAGTAAGAATAGGAGTTTCAAGCAGAGGTCTTGGATCTTTAAAGCCTTGCTCGGATGCTCCCGGTAAATTTGAAGTCAATGAAGATTACAGAGCAGTAACATTTGATTTAGTTGCTGACCCTTCAACAAAGGGTGCTTATCCTTCTTTAGTAAATGAATCAGTCTTAATTGAGAAGACTAAGAAGGAAGCAATAAAGCATAAAGTATTTATGAACTTATTAGAATCAAAATTAACTAAACTTAAAGATGATAGAATAAGTAAGTTATTTGGTTCTATTAATGAAGTCTCTAAAAAAGGTAAAGATACTAGTGTAAGGGGTGAACAAATTTCTGGACAAAGAGAACCAAAGAAATCTGTTGCAGCACAAGAAAAAGCTGAAGAAGGAACTAAATCAAAATATACAAGAGAATTAGCTAGCTTAGAAGCTCAACATTCATCTACAGACGATCCTCACTTAAAAGTAACTTTAAGTGGAAGAATAAATAAATTAAAAAGTAAATTAGCTGAAAAGGCTGCTGCTTCTGAAGCTGCTAAGAAAGCTCACGAAGAATCTCTTAAAAGAAGAGCAGAAAACCCTGATGATGATTCGTGGCAGAGAGGAAGAAATGATTCTACTGAATTAAAAGGTAATCTAGTAAACGAAAGAACTGATCCATCAGATAGTATTAAGAAACAAATATCACAATTAAAAAATACTAAAACTTTATTAGACCCTACAGATAAAAGGAGAATCAATATAGATTTTCAAATAAGCCAATTAGAAGGTAAATTAAAAAGAATGAGAACTGCTCCTCCTTCTGAAGTATCTGAACAAAAAGTAAATCCTTGGGCTGTTTGTCATGCTTCAACAGGTAAAAAGAAAAGTAAAAAGTTCGAACGCTGTGTAATGGATGTAAAGTCCAAACAAAATAAAAAATAAATTATGTTTATTTTATTAAAAACATTATTATTAGAAAAAAAAGATCCATGTTGGAAAGGCTATACTGCTGTTGGAATGAAAAAGAAAAATGGCAGAAAAGTACCTAATTGTGTTCCTATTAAGGAATCTTTAGAAGCACTACTATTAGAGAAAAGTGCTGCTTGGCAACGAGCAGAAGGTAAAGATCCAAGTGGTGGATTAAATAGAAAAGGGGTAATGTCTTACAGAAGAGAAAACCCCGGTTCTAAATTAAAGACTGCTGTTACAACTCCTCCTTCAAAATTAAAGAAGGGGAGTAAAGCTGCTAAGAGACGTAAATCATTCTGTGCCAGAATGAAAGGTATGAAAAGAAGACGTACTTCTTCAAAGACCGCTAATGATCCCAATAGCAGAATTAATAAATCATTAAGAAAGTGGAATTGCTAGTATGACAAACTCATTCGGACAAATTTTAGTGTATGAATCACTAGGTTTATCTCATTTACTTGAAGCTAAGAAGCCCAAGATGAAGGTTAAACCCCCAATGAAGGATGGTAAGAAGGGTAAAAAAGGTAAAAAAGTATTCTATGCTTCTAAAAACAAAGGAAAAATATCAGGAGTAGATGAAATGAACTTTTATACATTGATAGGAAAAAAAATTATTTCTGAAGATGAAAAAAGAAATGTAAGAATTGCTAGATCAATAGAAAAAAAGAGTTTAAGGGATAAAGGAGAGGATAGACCTTCATCAATTGCTTCTAAAACAGATCGTATAGCTAAAACAGATCGTATAGCTAGACTAGCAGCAAAACAACGAATAAGACTTGCTAGAATCCGAGGTAAGGTAAATACAGACAGAGCCAAAGGATTACAAGATACTCAATTAGGGCAGCTAAGACAAGCTGGACTAGCTAGAAGTGAAAGAAATTTAACAGCAATGGATGACATTAGGGCTGATGTCCGAGATCCCGGACACTTAGGTCTTAGAGATTTCCATGCACGCTCAGGAGGATCTAATAATCGTACTTCAGGTAGAGGAAGAAAAGGAGAGTTTGATACAATTTTACCGGGTGATTCTCCCACAGGCTTTAGATCAGGAGTTCCTGTAACTTCTCAAAGATCTAGATTTCCTCAATTTGATAGACCTACTCTAAGAAATGCAACAGATGCAGGTCCAGGAAATTTTGTAGGATCTCCTCAGGATGTTAGAAATATATTAAGCGGTGATAAATCAAGAGTAACGGCTCAACGTAGACTTGGGTATGGAAGTATGAATGCAAGTAGAGAATACAGAAATATTGGATTGTTAATAGCAGAAGCTATGCACTTAATGAAGAAGAAAAATAAAGGTGGCAAGAAGGATTTAGCTAGCCTATATCCTCCTTATGATAAGATTACTAGAGGTGATTTTATTGCTGCTGCTATAGAGAACAAAAAAGGCAGCAAAAAATAAAAAAAATTCTTATTTAACTTTAAGTTAAATAAATAGAGATAGGTACAATATGAAAAAAAATAAACTCGATAAATTAAGTGATTTACTTCCAGACAATTTATCAGAAGATAACTTAAATCAGATCGCAACTCTGATTTCTGATTTTATCAATGAAGAAGTTTCTGAAAGAATTAAATTACTTGAAGCTAAGACCATGGCATTTATCCGTGGTAATATTGATTTACTAAAGGAACAAGCTGAGTCAGAGATTACCGAAGAGAGTGAACTTTACAGAGATGCAATGCAATTCCGTAAGCTTCAGGATATTCTAGGTGTTACTGAAGTCAAAGAGCCTGAAGTAAATGAAGAAGTGGAAACACTTAAAGAAGAAAATGCTATTTTAATTCAGCAAATTAATAATTTAATTCCTGAAATTAATAAGTATAAGACTATTGCAAAGAAATACAAGTCAACTTCAGTTCATCTAAAGGAACAATTAATTCCACTAAGTGAGCAAGTTGAAACATTATTAGATACACGAAGACCATTTAAGTCGAGTGAAAAAGCCTTAATTCTTGCCGAGGAACAAGTTAAGGATTCAGATTCAGGGTTAGATCGTTCTAATCCATTCCTCAACGAGAATGTAATGGCATTAATGCCTAAAAAATAAGGATTAATAGATTTATGAAGCATTTAATTGAAAATGGCGAAGACCTTGTAAGTAAGTGGGGTGCCGCTCTAAAAGGCATTGATGACTCTTACACTCGCAAGGTTGTAGCTACACTTTACGAAAACCAAGCCAAGGCTATTCTTCTTGAAAAAAGCAAGAAAATAGACGAAAGCTCAGTTGCTGGGTACGAGGCTGCTACCTCTACTGGATCACTTGGAACATTCCAGAAGTTCGCATTCCCTCTAATCCGTAGAGTATTCCCCCAACTCATTGCTAACGCAATCGTTGCCCAGCAGCCTATGCAGGGACCAGTTGGTCAAGTATTCTACTTAGGTAGTGGCCGTCAGTACGGTTCAACCCGTCAAAGCCTCTACAGTAAGTACCAGTTAACATATCAGGGTAGCACAACTGCACCAATTGGTATGGTTGGTAACTCCCTCGATATTGATAGTGGTGCTCCAGAACTTAGTGCAATCTACAATAGAACAAGAGGTTCTGCATCAACCACATTCGGTGGTCGTATTGCTGGATGGCCTGATTCCTCAAGAATTCACGGATTTAACGTATCTGCTGGTGAATTTCTCAGCGGATCCGCTATTCCAGAGGTTAACATCTCAATCGAGCAACAGCCTCTAATCGCACGCACTCGTAAGATGCGTACACTCTGGACAATTGAGGCTTCACAAGATCTCAAGGCTTATCACAACCTTGATCTTGAGCAAGAACTCACTGAACTCATGGGTAATGAGCTAAGACTCGAAATCGACCGTGAAATTCTAGAAAACCTCCGTGGTATCGCTTACGATACTGCCGTTGCAAACGGTTTCGGTGGTTGGTACAGAAATACACTCGACCTAGCTAATAGCCAAGCAATCGGTAACACTGGTGGTGCTGATTCATTCACACCAGATAAGTTCCAATGGGACTTTACTGGCGGTGCTGCACTTCCAACTAACCCAACTGGTACTTCAAGAAACGTCTGGGTAATTGACTTCTCAAGCTCTGCATTTAACTTTAACCCACAGCACGTTGGTCAAGTTTGGTCAAATATGTGGGCTGCTCTTAACCTCATGTCACAAGACATTTACAAGACCACTCACCGTGGTCCCGGTTCATGGATTGTAACCTCACCACTCGTTGGTGCAATGCTCGAAACCGCTGCTCAACTCGGTGGTGGTATGGGTGGTAATGGTGGATCCAGAGTTGAAGGCCCAACAAACATGGGTGGTCAGATTCAGTTCAAGGGTAAGCTCGGTGGTAAGTATGATCTTTACATCGACCCACTCTGGCCTGAAGACGAAATCCTCATGGGTTATAAGGGCACAGGTCCAATGGATACTGGATTCGTTTATGCTCCATACATTCCAATTGAGAACCTCCCCACAGTAGTTGATCCTGCCACTTTCCAACCAAGAAAGGGCATCATGACTCGTTACGGTATGGTTGCAATCTCGCCAGAAGCTAGATTCTACCGTGTACTCCGTATCATCGGTCCCAGCACTCTCAACTACCTCTATGCTCCATTCGAGCGTGCCACTAACGTCGGTAACGTAACAGCCGCTGGTTGATACTAATCGGTTAACTTAAAAATGGGAGCCAGCTTAAAAAAAAGCTGGCTCCTTTTATTTTATTTACTATATATAAATAGATGTACATCTATAGATCAAAATGTCGATTTCCATTTTTAATTGCAATAAACAATCGAGTAATTGAAGTTTTCCCCAACCAAATACTCGAATCGGAAATTGTCTTAGATTACCCAAACTTAATTTTAGAGGAGAAAGAAAATGTCATCCCGTCAACACAGAATACAGAGACTTCAGATTCTTCAGGCTCAAAAGGAGGAGAGATTAGCTCAACTCCAACCAAAGGTAGAAGAAGTTAAAAAGATTGAAGAACCTGTTAAAAAAGAGGAAGTAGTAACTAAGTCCAAGAAGACTAAGAAAAATGAGTAATGTTTTTTCCAATATTTATTTGCTTTTATTACAGGAAGCTTTTGGTCTTCAGCCAGATTCTGATGAGCTTCTTAGTATAGGAAGACAAATAAATAAATTACATAAAAGACATAAAGAATTAACTAGTGGTAAATCTATTCCATCCTCATCTTATAGAGAAATAGCTCACTTAGAGTCTGCCTTAGATAAGGCTAAGAGATCTTATGGTCAACAACGAAAGGTTGTTATAAAAAGATTATCTAGATCTAAGAAGACTGGTGGAACTAGGCATAGATTAAAAGTTCAAACAGATCCAATACAAAAGGATAAATTAACTCAACAAGAATGGTTACGTCAGTTTACAACTCAACCATTACCTAAAGAAGATGCTTCTAGAAAAGGTGGTGGAGCTTATGTTCATTCTGAAAGAGTCAGAAAATCAAATCCACGTTCTAAACATACTAGAAGTCCAATAGAGAAAAGAGATAAGGGGATAAAGTAATATGGTTAATGTAATTAAACCCGAACTAACTTCTTATGGAAACAGTTTTGGTAAATCCCCCGGAAATAGAGTTGATAGCACCATTCCTAATGGTGATATAAATAGAGACTCTTTAAACAAAATAGATGCAGCAGAGTCTACAGAGTTAACTGACTTTGAAAGAGTAATAAGTAATTATGTATTAGGAAGATTAGGTCATCCTGTTGTAAAGGTTGAGTTATCTGACTTTAACATAAAGCAAGCAATCCATACTGCAATAACTAAACTTCATTATCATGCTCCAAGATGGAACACTCAGATGATGACTTTTAGAGCACAATATAACGTAAACCTATACGAGATTCCAAAGTACATTTTGGATAACATTGACTTTGTTGGATACAAGAAAAACTTTTTAAGCGTGCAGTCTCAGGCTGGAACATTAGAGTTTGACTTCTTTATTAAATACTTCCAAGAAAACTTCTTGTTTACAGACTTTAGTATGGGAGACTTTTATCTATTACAGTCTCACTTAGAGATGACAAGAAGAATTTTAGGTAATGACGGAAGCTGGGATGTTATTGATGGAAGATATTTACAAGTATATCCCAATCCTCAGTATTCAGGAGAAGAGGTTATAATTGTATACAGAGCTATAAACAGTGAATCAATCCATCCTGCATATTTAAACTGGATACAAAATTATGCCTTAGCAGTTTCAAAAGAAACACTAGGTCAAATTAGAGGTAAATTTAGAACTGTTCCATCACCCGCTGGTGGAGCACAGTTAAATGGATCAGAACTAATTCAGCAAGCTCAGTCGGAGATGCAAAAGTTGGAAAGAGAATTAGTTGATGAGTTAGAAGAACCACCATTAATATCTTGGGGTTAAATTATGATTTATAACACACTATACAATTTATTATTAGAAGAATTCTCTCCAGAAGTTAAAGATTTCTTGGCTAAGTATAGAGAACATAGAAAAATAGCCTCTAATTATCAACAAAAAAGAAAAAAGTGGTGGCATAAACATAAAACTTCATGGGAGAGAGATAGGACAATTATCCCCCCCGGAAATAGACTAGGAAGATTAAGTGTTGCTTTAGATAAGTCTTTATATAATAAGGTTTTTCCTGCATATGATAGAATTAAAAGAAATCCTGAAAGAGAAAAGGAAAGAAGTAGTAGACCTGAAGGATATCGCTCATCATTAAAAGAACGCTAAATGACCGAAAGATCCTATAAACTAAATCTATTTGATTTAAAGAATCCTGATATAGAAATGTTCAACTCAGTTGATGATGAGTTGATCAAGCTATCAGGATCTGAAATGCTTTATTACAAGTATTACCAAGATAAGTCATATAGTGATGTTTATATGGAAGATAGATCTAAGACGCTTTCAAGAGTACCAATACTTGTTCATGGTCACTATGATCCTAAAGCTATTGAAGAAAGACTTACTAAATTCGGTCTTGAATTAGAATCTGATCAAGTATTTACTTTTAACAAAACCTACATTACTAAAATTTTAGGCAGAGCACCAATAGCTGGAGATGTAATTGAACCTAAGTTTCAAAAGATAAGATTTGAAATATTTGAGGTTCAAGAGGATGGATTTGAAAGCTATGGAATATATCATTATATTTGTACTGCTAAGT